TGCTGCCGTCTGGCCGCATCCTGTGCTACCCCTACGCCCGATTGGAGCCGGAAGGTATCTCCTATGCCAAGGCAGCATGGAAACCCGCCGCTGACGCTAAGGAGTGGCCCCGCGCCCGCCTGTGGAAGGGGCTGGCCTGCGAGAACATCACCCAAGCAGTCGCCGCCGATCTACTGCGCCATTCGCTGCGCCAGCTTGATGACGTTGTGCTGCATGTCCACGATGAAATTGTGATCGAAACCGACGCGCCCGACTTGGACGCGCTGCGCTTGGTCATGTGTACCCCGCCCGAGTGGGCCAAGGGTTTGCCCCTAGACGCTGAAGTCTCAATCATGGAAAGGTATGGGAAGTGAAACACGTAATAGGATTATCTGGAGGTAAGGACTCGACAGCGCTAGCGCTGCGGTTGATGGAAGTCGAGCCCCGCGAGTACGAACTGATTTGTAACGCCACCGGCAACGAGTTGCCTGAGATGGTGGAACATTGGGCCAAGCTAGAGCAGATGTTGGGTCTGCCAATCAAAAAGGTGGGCCATTCGACCGACCTTTACGGCCTGATTGAAGAGCAGCAGATGCTGCCTAATTTTCGCGCTCGTTGGTGTACGCGCATTTTGAAGATAGAGCCAACCATCAAGTATTTTGAGACACTGCCTGAAGGGTCGGTGCTGTACGTTGGCTTGCGTGCTGACGAAGAGGCCAGGCGCGGCATCTACGGTGAAGACATGGCGATCCGTTTCCCGATGCGGGAGTGGGGCTGGGATGAAGCGAAGGTTTGGTCGTACTTGGCCCAGCGCGGCGTTGCGATCCCCCGGCGTACTGATTGCGCCGTGTGCCCCTACCAGCGGCTAGGTGAGTGGCGTGACCTGTGGCGTGACTACCCCGAAGAATTTGCGCGTGGCGTGGCAGTCGAAGAAAAGCTAGGCCACACGTTCCGGTCGCCCCAGCGCGACACTTGGCCCGCTGCGCTCAAAGACTTGGCTGTTGAGTTCGCCAGTGGTCGAAAAATTCGCGGTGACGGGAACGTTCCTACATGCCGTGTTTGCTCTCTCTAAGGATACCCAAATGACATTTCTGAAATACTTGGCCGACGTTGCGCCCGAGGGCGAAGTCATCCTGTTCGTGCGGCAAAAGCCGATCCTCAAAGACGGCGAGGCGCAGCACCACGCCGATGGTGCGATCAGGTGTTCGTGGCCTGCGTTCCTGCCGAACAAGTGGAAGGCCGATCAGGCGTGGTACTGCAACACCGGGTGTTTCATCATCGACCGGTTCGACGAAGGCAAGCCCGCCGCCAAGGCCGACAACTGTGAGCGAGTCGCGTTCTTGGTGCTGGATGACGTAGGCACCAAGGCGGCGATCCCGCCTATCGCCCCGACCTGGATCATGGAGACTTCGCCGGGTAATTACCAGTACGGTTTTACCTTCGCCTTGGACGATCAGCCCATGAAGGGCGAGTTCGCCGCCGCCATCGTCGCCATTGCCGAAGCCGGGTATACAGACAAGGGTGCCATCAACCCGGTTCGCAATTTTCGGTTGCCCGGCTCGGTCAACCTCAAGCCAGGGCGCGACCGCTTCGCGTCCCGCCTGGTCGAGTTCCACCTAGAGCGTGAGTTCAGTCTGCCGGAGATATGCGCCGCCTTGGGCGTGGTGCCCAACCCCGCCGACACTGCGACCGTGCGCCCGATCCGGTTGACTGACAACGGCGGCGATGATGTGCTGGCTTGGGCCGCTGCCCGTGGCGACCTGCTGGAGCGGGGCAACGCCAGCGGTTGGTGGGGCATCGTTTGCCCCAACAGCGCCCAGCACTCGGACGGCAACCCGATGGGCCGCTATCACCCCGTTAACCGCGCTTATTGCTGCCTGCATGAGCATTGTTCCGAGTGGGATAGCGTCACCTACCTTGCATGGGTCGAGGAGCATGGCGGGCCTAAACGGTCGCACGGTTTGCGCGAGGAGTTGCTGGCGGCTGTCATGGAGAACACACTCGCCAAGCTGGCCCCGACGCCGCAATACCCCGATGACGCCGCCGCCATCATCGCCGAAGTCGAACACCGCGAACTGGGCCGTCTTGAGATGTCGGGCTGGTTTGAGCGGTTCGCGTACATTCAGGACGACGATGCGTTTTTTGATCTAGTGGACCGGCGCGAGTTGATGCGAAAGACGTTCAACGCCGTGTTTCGCCACATCGGTTGCCGGTCGCGCCACGGTAAGCATCCGAAAATTGAAGCGTCGGTATCGTTCGACGAGCATCGCCAAGACAAGGGCGCGAGATCCTTGGTCGGCATCACCTACGCCGCTGGCGAGACCGTCCTGGTGTCGCGTGACGGTCTGGTGTACGGCAACCGTTGGCGTGACGCCCGCCCGACGCCAGTGGCCGCTGATGTGTCGGCGTGGCTGCGCCATGTCGAGCGTATGGTCCCGATTGAGTTCGAGCGCGAACACCTGTTGAACGCCCTGGCGCACAAGGTCCAGTACCCCGGCCACAAGATCAACCACGCCATCCTGTTAGGTGGTAACCACGGGAGCGGCAAAGATACGCTGTTCGCCCCGTTTTTCTGGTCGATAGGCGGCAAGGGCAAGGTCAATTGTTCGCTGGTCAAGAATGAAGAACTGACGTCCCAGTGGGGTTACGCGCTTGAATGCGAAGTGATGGAAATCGCCGAGTTGCGCCAGGCCGAGGCCCGCGACCGCCGCGCCCTGGAGAACACGCTCAAGCCCATCATCGCCGCCCCGCCCGAACTGTTGCCGGTGAACCGGAAAGGTTTGCACCCCTACATGGCCCTTAACCGCGTGTTCGTGGTCGCGTTTTCCAATGAGCGGGTTGCCATCAGTCTCCCCAGCGAAGACCGCCGGTGGTTTGTCCTGTGGTCGGATGAAGGCAAGATGGAGGAACCCGACGCCGTGGCCCTGTGGAACTGGTACGAGCGCCAAGGCGGCTTCGCGGCCGTGTCGGCTTACCTGCACACCCGCGATGTCTCCGCGTGGAACCCGAACGCAGCCCCGCCCATGACTGAGGCCAAGGCCATCATGGTCGAACACGGCATGAGCGGCGCGGAGTCGTTCCTGTTTGGTTTGATCAACGACCGCGCCCGCATGTTTGCGTCGGGTGTGATCGGTGCGCCGTTTTTCCCGGTATGCGATGAACTGCAAATGTACGCGCCGCAGGGTATGAAAATAGTCCCGGCGGCGCTTCTACATGCGTTGAAGGAAGCCGGGTGGGTCGATATGGGCCGGTTGTCGTCGCGTGAGTTTCAGACTAAGAAACACGTATTCTGCGCCCCTGAGAAACGCAACGGCAACAAATCGGATTTGCGCCGTGCTATCGAAAAAAGTTCACAGGTTGAAGATAACCGCCAGTAGTGCGGCCAGCAGGGCCGCGAAGACTATAAGCATATCTCCACGCTATCGACGCCTTCCGGCACGCTCACGCGGCCGCTGAGGGTGTCGTAGAACCCCTTCAAGTTGTCGTCACCATAAGGCGGCGGCACTTTGAAGTTTTTCCTGTTGCTGTTGAGCGCGTAGTACTGCGCGACATACGCGGCTGTCGTCATGTCCGCGCCGAATTGCGGGAACGATCGTTTCTCCGCGCCCTTGGACCGCACCGGCCGGTGTTTGCCGGTGATCTTGACGGCCAGTGCCCGGACGGCCAGCATGCGGTCCAGCGACGCCAGCGTGTACGCGGTGCCGTTGATTTTGAGATAGTGGTTCATGGGTTTGCCTCAAAAAAAGCCGTTGAGAATCCAAGTGGTGTCATGCTGCGAAGTTCCTTAGTGCGCTCCGACTTGCCGCCCAGCAGTTGCAGCCAGCTACCCTGTGAGCAGGACCGTATCGGCTCCATGTTGCGCGTAAGTTGTTCGGGCATATTGATAGTCCCCCACAGTCCGGTTTTTTTTGTGTACCGGCTGTGTTGCGGGTCCAGCGTTGCATAGTGGTGCGGTTGAAACCAACCAACGAACGGCAGTTCGGGCCGCAAGCGTTTCAACCGGCCCACCGGGTTTTCCAGCGCCCACCATTGCGGGTGGGTAATGTGGATAATCATCATGCAGGCATCCAGCAGGGCCAGCGACCGCGCTGTGGTGCCGTCCGAGTCCTTTGCGGGCCAGTACTGTGCCCCGGACGCCGCGAAGTCCGTACATACTGGCGCAGCCAATACGCCGACCACTATTGCCGTATCCTCGCCGCCAGCGGCCGCTATAGCCTGATCAACGCCCTCAAGTGTGGTTTCTAGGTCGGTACAGTCGTCGCCGTGTTTCAGGTCGAACTGCGCGACCGTGTAGCCTTGCTTGATGTATTCACTAGGCCAGCGCCCGGAATAGTCGCACAAGGAAATAATCACCTTGTTACTGCCAACGTGTAGTTTCATAGTCCGCTCACCCGGTAGCAATTACCGTCCGACCGTTGAACGTCGATAGTTCCGGCCCGATGTACAGCCAAGACGCGCACGCGCTCTATTTTTCCATACAGTGAGATATGGATATATTGACCTACTCGCATAAGTTACCCCTACAGTATCGGCCAAGATTAGCCCATATGCGCCCGCGTAGGCGCATACAGATAGCCCTAGGTCATGTCTCGCCCCGTCCGTCACAGTACTGGCACCGGGTGCCATCATATCGGCCCTCACCCGATCCAAAACATGCCTGGCAGATTTCTGCCGGGTAGTCTGGAGGATCGGGGTCCATATCGTCCAGGCTATCTTCGCCATCGTCGGATTGGTTCATATCGTGCAACACCCGCAACAAGGCGCATCCTCGCACCGACCGCGCACGTTGCGGTAGAAGGTTTTCGGACCATGCTCTCCGCTAAACGTGATGGTATCCACTGGCGCGGGTTTGCGCCTGGCCGGTTTCGGCGCGGGTTTTTTGTAGGCCGGATAGGTCCGGCGCGGATAGTAGTTCATGGTGTCATGCTCCAAAAGTACAGGATAAAAGGTAAGCCGAAAAGGGCCGCGCCGATTAGGGCGCATAGTAGGGTTTTCATGCTGCCACCAGCATGATGACGCGACGCGCATGGCCCGCAGCATGGTCGGCAATTACGACATCTTTAGCTACCTTAGTCGTGCCGCCGCACAGCATGCAGGTTTCGCATGTAGCCTTGCGCCCACCTTCGGCAGACGCTGGGCATGTGACTTCGCCATGCTGCTTGTCTACGCCGGTGGATACCCTGAAAACCCGCATGCCGTGCAGATTAGCTAGGGCGGCCTGATCGACGCTATCGGCCGAGGCCATTACCAGTGGCGCCCATGCAGCATGATCAAACCCTAACGTTTGCCATTGATGCGAGTAACCCGCACGGGCAAATACGTAACGGCTCACACGTTGCCATGTCGCGACGGGTGCGGCCGCCGGATCACCATAGGTGCCAATGCGAAGGGATTTACCTGCCAATGCAAGGGCTATCGTCTCAAGACTGGCCCGGACATAGCGGCCGCGTCGATAGGCGTTATAGACCGATAGCACACTCTTTGCTACCTGTACGTAACATGGCGGCCGGCCGGTTTTCTTGGCAAGCTTAGGCCTATGCTCGCATTGTCCACATACGGATTCGTCTGCGCCGGTTTGCAGAGCTTGCACCGGATTCATGTCCGACCTAATGATGAAGCTCTGGACGATTGCGCCGGTCTTGCCGTTCTTGCTGCCATTGTCGATCTTATTGATGATGACAACAATCGGCTTGCCATCGATTTCCGATGGACCCTCATACGCGATGTAGCCTAGAATTTTTGCCATGTTTTGCCTGTACTTTAGTATGTGTCGGATTGACACCATACGCCGACTCGCTGGAATCGGCGTATAGGGGAATCAGGCAATTAGCGCTAAACGATTGGCGTCGACGCCTATGCGGCGCAAAAAACGCGCAAGCGATTTAACCGGAATGCCGAAAGTGATAGCGGTATCGCAGCACGCATCGATAGCATTCATTTGTTGTTCTTGTCTGCGGTACATGTATGTGGCGAGAATGGTTATGTGGTACATGGTTTTGCCTTAGTTGGTTGAGGGGCGAATGATGTGCAGGTAAACGGTGCAACCGTAATCACTAACAGCGCGCACGCGGTTAAGCGTTTCCAACGCGGGAATCGGCGAAACGTTGAAATACTGTTCCTCTATCGCGGTAACGATAGGATGACCATACATCGACTCGAAACGCGCAACAGCGCCCGCGAGTGTGCGGTATTTGCGGAGCGTCGTTCCGTCGACGTCGCGGGTAACTACTGAGTAGGTGGTTTTCATGTTTGCTTTCGTTTAGTTAATGGTTTTGCTCTGCGATTGCGCGCGCTCCGAGCGTAAGGTTTTTACTTACGCTTTGCAATAGGCTATTGTCACATATGCGACAGTTTTGTCGGCTTTTTATGCTGTTTGGACTGCCGACAATTTGACCAACATTGACGACAATTTGACCGTCATTGACCAGAATGCGCCCATTCTGGACTTATCGCGTTCGCTGTCGGCTGTTTTGTTGGTGCCGCTGTCGGCGGTTGGTTTGGTCATGCGGGTTTGATGCGGTTCTCCAATGGCGACCGCTATATGTTGGCCATGTTGGTAGTGTATTTTGGATAGTTGAAAAAAAATAGATATGTAATAACATATGTTATAACGTATATGGGTATTGCAATTGACTGCTGTCGGCATAGCCGACATAGCCGACAAATGGCCCCCGCGCAGACTAGCTCCGCGCAGACAAGGTTAACGGACGCATCCGACTCATGTCGGCATAGCCGACATGCCGACATCTAACGGCAGTATGCGACTCGCGTAGGCTATGCCGACACTGCCGACATTGATGCAGGCATCCGACTCGCGTAGGCTATGCCGACACTGCCGACATGCTGCGCCTGCTGGCCTGCCTGCCTGCCTGCCTGCCTGCCTGCTGGCCTGCTGGCCTGCTGGCCTGCTGGCCTGCTGGCCTGCTGGCCTGCTGGCGTTGACCAGGCCCCCACCCAGGGCCAGGCCGGAAGGGCCAGCGGCTACGGAGCGTTCGCAAACAAATTTTTTTTTAATATAAACTCACCGCACACGCCTCCTCGGCGCAGGAGAACAAATGTTCAAATCGATGCCTCTTACCATCCGGCATGTCAAAGCCACAGAGTCGCGCTTACAAGCGATATACGACGCGGCCAAGCTGGGCCTCAAAGGCGACACGTTGGCGCTGGCGTCAGGAATGCGACCGGAGGAATACCGGCACCTGTGCCAGTTTGACTCTCTAGCGGAGATGGCCGCAATCAAGGGCAAGGCCGATGGGGAGCGCGAAATGGCCGACCTCCTGCACAACGCCGCTCGAGCGGGCGATGCCAAGGCAGCGCTTGAGATACTCAAGCACCAGCACGGTTGGGTCGCCAAGCAGTCCATCTCGGTGGACATCGACCAGCGCATATCCATCACGCAGGCATTGGCTGACGCTGAACTGCGGGTCATAGAAGTAATTGATGCAGTCCACCAAATACAGCGCTGAAGACGAACAAGGTTTGATGTCGCGGCTGTGGGCTCCGCGCATCAAGGACAGCCCGCTTAACTTTGTAGCGCTGGTATTCCCGTGGGGCGTCAAGGGTACGCCGCTGGAAAACTTCAAGGGGCCGCGCAAATGGCAGCGCGAGGTGCTGCAAGATATTGCCACGCATATCGAGCAGAACAAAGGCCAAATCGACTACGCAGTAATGCAAGCCGCCATTTCATCCGGGCGCGGTATCGGCAAGTCGGCGCTGGTCAGCTGGATCACAATCTGGATGTTGTCAACCCGCATTGGCTCGACGACCGTCATCTCGGCAAACTCGGAGTCGCAACTGCGCTCAATCACCTGGGCTGAGATTACCAAGTGGCTGGCAATGTCACTGAACTCGCACTGGTTTGAAGTCTCAGCCACCCGCGTCATGCCCGCCAAGTGGCTGACTGAACTGGTCGAGCGGGACTTGAAGAAGGGCACCAGGTACTGGGGCGTCGAGGGGCGGCTGTGGTCAGCGGAGAACCCGGACGCTTTTGCTGGCGTGCATAACTACGACGGGGTGCTGGTCATCTTCGATGAGGCAAGCGGCATTGACGACGCCATCTGGGCGGTAACGGGTGGGTTTTTTACGGAGAACACGCCGAATCGGTTTTGGTTAGCGTTTAGCAATCCGCGCCGCAACACGGGGTACTTCTACGAAGCGTTCAACTCCAAGCGGGCGTTTTGGCAGACTAGGGTGGTGGACGCCCGGACGGTGGAGGGGACGGACAAACAAGTCTACGAGCGGATCATTCAGGAGTATGGGCCGGATAGTAGCCAGGCGCACGTAGAGGTTTATGGGATGTTTCCGAGTGCGGGGGACGATCAGTTCATATCAAGTTTGATTGTGGACGAGGCGATGAAGAGGGAGAAGTACAAGGACTTGAGTGCGCCGATCATTATTGGTGTGGACCCGGCGCGGTTTGGGGCTGATGCAACGGTGATAGCGGTGAGGCAGGGGCGGGACATTGTGAACATTACGAGGTATCGGGGGGATGACACGATGACGGTGGTGGGGTATGTGATTGA